GCGAACCTGCACGGCGCGATCATCGACGAGCTGCACATCCACAAGACCGCGGACCTCGTCGAGACCTTGGAGACCGGCACCGGCTCACGCGAGCAGCCGCTCGTCGTGATGATCACGACGGCGGACTCGGGAAAGCCGAACACGATCTACGCCCGCAAGCGGAAGTACGTCGAGCAGCTGACCCGCGGCGTGTTCAAGGACCCGTCGACCTACGGTGTGGTGTTCGCACTCGCGCAGACCGCGGACCCGCTGGAGCCGAGGAACTGGCCGAAGGCCAATCCGGGCTATCCGATCAGCCCGACGAAGGCCTACCTCCAGGCGGCCGCCCGGAAGGCCCGGAACTCGCCGGCCGAACTGGCCGCCTTCAAGCGACTCCACGTCGGGCAGAGGACGAAGCAGAACACCGCGTACATCGACCTCGCGGCCTGGGACCGAAACGCCGGAACGGTCATCGACGAGCGCGAGCTCGTGGACATGGCGTGCTTCGGCGGCCTCGACCTCGGCTCGGTGAGCGACCTCACCGCGCTGGCATGGGTCTTCCCGATCCCGGACGAGGACCGGTGCAAGGTGATTTTCCGGTTCTGGACACCGGAGGACAACCTCGACTACCTGGACGAGCGCACCTCGGGCGCCGCGTCGCAGTGGGTGAAAGACGGCTGGCTCACCACCACGCCGGGCAACGTCACCGACTACGAGTGGATCAAAGCCCAGGTCCTCAAGGACCGGGAGCGCTTCAACGTCTGGACCATCGGCTTCGACCGCTGGAACGCCACCCAGATCGTGAACGACCTCATGGAGGAAGGCCTCGATATGGTCAAGGTCGGCCAGGGGTACATGACCATGAACCCCGCCATGAAGGAGCTGCAGCGACTCACCCTCCTGGGGAAGCGCGGACGCCCGGTCATCCACCACGGCGGCAACCCCGTCATGCGGTGGATGGTCGACAACCTCGCCGTCGCCATGGACCCCGCCGGGAACGTCAAGCCCGACAAGGCCACCTCCGGAGACAAGATCGACGGCGTGTCCGCGCTGGCCAACGCGATCAGCGAACTCATCAACAACGAGCGCGTCACTTCCGCCGACGACGGCACCCTCCTGACCGCCTGACCCCGAAAGGACCCCGCCATGTGGATCAAGCCCGGCTCGCGCGTGTTCGTCACCCTCACCGACGGCACCACCCTGCAGGGCCGCACCCGCTTCCGCTGGGCGTGGTGGCTCGGCCTCAAGCTCGCCGAGGTGACCGTCTTTGAACGGACCGCCCCGACCGAAGCTGAGGGAACGTTCGTCATCCCGCAGCGCAGCATCGTTTACGCGCAGGTGGTGGTCTGATGGGCGTCATCAAGACGGCCTCCGGCGACACCGTCACCATCGGGTCGTTCGCCAGCGGGTACCCGCGGCAGACGACCAGCGGCGCCACCATCGCGGCCGTAGACCCCGGGGTGCCCCTGGCGAACTATTCGCCGGTGCCGACCGACCCGATGCACCTCTGGAAAACCCAACCATCACTCCGGAAGGTTGTAGGGTTCGCGGCCCGACAGATCGGGTCCGTGCCGTGGCAGGCGTTCCAGCGCATCGACGACAACGACCGCCGCCGCGTCAGCGACAGCACGGCCGAGACGGTGTTCGAACGGCCAAGCCGGTTCCGCACCGGGTACAACCTCTTCGAGACCCTGGCTATCGACGCCATGATCTACGACCTGTTCTGCGCGGTCCTCATCGACGGCGAGCTGGTCAGGATTCCGCCGAAGCGGATCGCGATCGCCTCGGACTGGCTCGGCAGGGCCACGAAGATCACGCTCCTCACCCCAGCAGACATGGACGACATCGACATCACTGATGCGCCCATGATGATCAGCTGGGGCTGGAGCGCGTCCAGCGCCGGCGGAGTGTCCCCGATGTACACCCTGTCCCAGATCCTCGCCGAGGCTCGCCAGGCCGTGGAGTGGCGTAACCAGCTCTGGTCCCGCAGCCCCAAGTTCAACGGCATCCTGAAGCACCCCGGGAGCTTCCGCGACCCGCAGAAGCGTGAACGCTTCACCCAGTCGTGGCGGCAGTGGCGCGACTCGGAGGCCGGCGGCACCCCGATCCTCGAGGACGGGATGGAATACGAGGTCCTCGACAGCTTCACCCCACGTGACGCCAAGGACATCGAGGGCCGCATCCTGACCGACGCCGAGGTGGCGTCGGCGTTCCACATCCCGCCGGAGCTAGTAGGAGCGCGGCCCGGGAACTTCTCGAACATCGCCGCGTTTCGACAGATGCTCTTCGGCCCGACACTCGGCCCGCTGTTCCAGGCAATGCAGCAGGCCGCGAACACCGGCCTGGTCGAGCACCTGGACCCCCGCCCTGGCGTGTACGTCGAGGCGAACCTCCAGGCGGCCATGGCCGGGAGCTTCCTCGAGCAGGCGCAGCTCTTCCAGACCAGCGTTGGCGGTCCCACCATGACCCGGGCCGAGGCGCGGGCCCGGATGAACCTGCGCTTCATCGAGGGCACGGACGAACTGATCGTGCCGATGAACGTCACCGAGGGAGGCCTCGCGTCCCCGAATGACACCGGATCGCAGAACCGCGGCCCGCAGCCGGAGGTCCAGCAGGCCCGCAGGATGATCACCCGGACCCTCCGTAAGGCCGAGGACCCGGGCGACCTTGGCAGCCGGGACGACCAGCGCGACCAGCTGACCGCGGCGCTGCAGACCGTCCTTGCGAACATCACGGCCGCGGTCGAGGCGGACGGCATCGGCGATCCCGACGCGTTCCACGAGGCGTGGGACCAGGCCATGGCCGCCGCGTTCCAGGCTGGGGTGACGACCGCGGCGCTCTCGGCAGCGTGGACCGTGCTGCGGCAGCACAACCCTGGTGCGGAGGGCTGGGCTCCTGAAGTCATGGACGCCTACCTGGCTGAGATGGCGGCGAACATGGCTGTCCGGATCAACGAAGGCGTCATCACCGCCGTGGCCGATGCGGAGGACCAGGAGCCCGCGGACGGCCAGGAGCCGCCTCCGGTGGCAGAGCGGCGCCGCAGCGCGCTGGACGCGTTCACCAACACGGCCGCTCTGGCGTGGGCCGGATCGGCGATCGCTGGTGCCGCGGGTTTCGGTGGCCATGACGCGGCCAAGGCGTCCGGGCTCCGGAAAAAGACGTGGCGGGTCGAGTCATCGCACCCCCGCAAGTCCCACGCCCGCATGAACGGGCAGACAAGAGACATCGACAAGAAGTTCTCCAACGGAGCCCGCTGGCCGGGCGACGCCGTGAACCTCAGCGTCGACGAACTCGCCGGCTGCACCTGCGGCGTCGAATTCACCACCGAGTAAACCCACCACCACCTGAAAGGCCCCGGCTCACCCCGGGGCCTTTTTCGTACCCGGAAGGAGGCGCGCCATGGGGCGCACCCTCAACAAGGCCTTCATCGCGAAGGCCACCCCCACGGCGGGCGGCAAGCCGGGCGAGTTCGAAGCGATCGTCTCCGCGTTCGGCGTCCTCGACTCCCAGGGCGACATCATCGACAAGGGCGCCTTCACCAAGAGCCTCGCCGAGTGGATCGTGAAGGGCCGGAACATCCCGGTCGTCTGGTCTCACCAGTGGAGCGACCCGGACAGCTTCATCGGCGAGTACACGTCCGCGGAGGAAACCGACCAGGGGCTCAAGCTCAAGGGCATCCTCGACGTCCAGGACAACCCCCGCGCCGCCCGCGTCCACAAGCTCATGGAAGCCGGCCGCATCGTCGAGTTCAGCATCGGCGGTCAGGTCCGCGACTGGGAGCTCGTCGAGAAGGACGACACCGTCGAGTTCCACATCACCGACATCGACCTCTGGGAAGCCGGCCCCTGCTTCAAAGGCGCCAACCCGGAAACCGAACTCCTGTCGGTGAAGGCCGACGGCAGCCTCGCGACCGGCGGACTGGGCCTCCTCATGAAGGAAGGCCGGGTCCTGGCCCAGAAGCACGTCGACGCCCTCAAGACCGCCCACTCCCAGCTCGGCGACGTCATCGCCGCCGTGGAGAAGCGCGAAACCGGCGACGAGGACGAACAGAAGTCCACGCCGCCGCCCACCCCCAAGACCGGCGAGCCGGACGCCCCGAAGGCGGCCCAGCTCGACCCGAGCACTCGAGCGCTGCTCGAGCTCACCGAAATCCCGTAACCCCAGAAAGGACCATAGGGATGAAATTCAAGGAAATGCTCGCAGCGCTCGCAGCCGAGGCCGCACAGCTGCGCACGAAGGCCACCGACACCCCCGACACCTTCACAGCCGAGGACGCCGAGCGCGCCAAGACCGTGGCCTCCGAGTACGCCCGGATCAAGGGGCTGCTCGAGCAGCAGGAGGCCGCCACCAAGGCTCTCGCCGGCATCGGCGCCGTCCCCTCGGACGACGACCAGGAGACCCCGGACGCTCCGGCCACGAAGGGTCTCACCCTCGGTGAGCGCTTCATCAAGTCCGAGGCCTACGTCGGCTTCCGCAAGGCGCATCCGACCGGTGTCGGCAAGGGCACCCCGATCAGCATCAAGGCCGACAAGATCGGCCCGAAGACGCTGGCGAAGGCAGCCACCATCAATACCGGCGACCAGGGCAACGCCCGCGCCGTCCGCACCAACGAGGTCGACGACCTCGTCTACCGCCCCGAGCGGCGCCTGCTGGACCTGATCACGAAGGGCACCACGAACCTTCCGTGGTTCCAGTACCGCCAGGTCGTGTCCAAG